AATTCAAATCCAATACCAATTACAATTCCAATTAATAAGGTAATAATACAAATTAGTGTATGTATAATCCGTTCAAAATCTAGATAATCCATAGTGTTGAAAAGATAAATTACTCTTGAGATAATAGTTTGATTCTTTCAATTTTTTATTTCTTTTGTATTTTTTTTAATTTTGTGTATTTCTTTTTTATTTCTTTTTAACTACTTTTTTCATTACTTTTTTTATTTCTTTTTCATTACTTTTTTCATATCTTTTTTATGTATTTATTCTAGAAACGCTAGAACTTTAACTTACTTATTCGAAGACAGAAGATGGGATTAGTATTTTGTAAAACTCGAAAAATTAGAAAATCTTGGAAATCTTTGAAATCCAGGAAGCAAACCCGACATATGCATCAAATTCAAAGTAATCATAGGAAATCACAAAGAGGTGGTGCCGCTAGAATGATTATAAAATATATTTCTAAACGCGGTGATGCTAGTGAGGCTATACAACTGACATCTGGAATGAATATAGATATGGATATGACGGAAAAATATAATCTAGAGCAATTGGATAAGGAACCACGAGTAGAAATCCAGGATTTAGAACCTGGTAAGCGGTATCTTCTTACAATGACAGATCCGGATGCGCTAGGTAAAACCTGGTCTCATTGGGTCGCTGTGATTAATAGTGCCGGGCAACTAGTTAGACCAGAGATAGTAAAATACGCACCACCTAAGCCACCTAAGGGAAGCGGTGTACATCATTACATATTTCGATTATATGATACAGGAACACTTACAGGAATTCCTAGCCCTTTGAATAGTATGTCTAGAGGTGATTATTTTGCAATTAGATTAAATCCGTTAATAAAAGGCAAACCAATTCTAGCAGAAGCTATATATACAATTGATAGTAGCAAAATTAAAAATAAAAAAGGCAAATTTGGTGGAATTGGTGATGGAATAGGTTTAGGAATGCAAATAGGATTAGATGTGCTCAAGGCATTTGCCAGATAAGAATATTACTAAGGCTAATTATATAATTGATAGTTTTGTATTGTATTGTATTGTTTTGTATTTGATTATTGTATTCTGCCGGTTTCCATTAACTTGTTGCCGAATGGCGAACAATTAATGGAGATTACGAAGATACTTATTCCCATACAGAAATTATAAAAAGAACAAGTAATATGAAAAGATTTATTAAAAAACTAATAGAAGAACAAATACCATTAAAAGAATATTATGCCGACTTATTATACGGCACGTATAAACATCAAGGTAGAACTAAAAATTTAGCTGAATATATGATTTGTATATATAAACGTATATATTTACCTGATTATTGTCATTATGATGAAATCTATAAGGAAATACAATTAGAATTACAACAATTATCAGAGCCAGATTTTCGAATGAAATATAAATTATATTTGCCAAATTATCAGAATTATAGCACCGATTCTTATGCAAAATATGAACTTCCAAAATTGATATGTTTAGAAAAATATTCAAATAAATAATATCCTACAATATTTCCGTGGCAAAAAACATCTATTGCAAATACTAGTAATCTTGAATTATAGCTAGATACAATATTTAATCTGGTTGCCATATAACTCCTTGATTCGATTGAATACGGAATCCGGTATTTTATTAACTAGATTCAACTTCATAAAACGTGCATCACGGCTAGATTGAAACATTTCATCATACATAACAATATTAGGTAGTTTACCATAACTATATCCGGTAAGGAAACTTTCCTGGCTAATCTTTGCAAATTTTTTAGTAGTAGCAAAGCAAGACACGAATGCATCACCTTGTTTAGTTCGGATTGCTAAATTGACAAAATTGCCAATAGCTAGAGACATCATAATATTTTCTTCTTCCGTTGGGAACCGGCGGACATGAGGTTCTAGCCGGTCTACGGCTTCCTGTTGCTGGATTCGCTGTATAAAACCACCAGATTGAGCTTCTTGCAGATGTGTGTCTTGTTCTGGTAATTCTGCTGTTTTGCTAATTCTAGAATAAAGAGATTCATGATGAGATGATTTGCTAGATTGTTTAGTTTGTTTAGATTGTTTAGATTGCATAGGAACAACATTATCTAGCTCGGTCATGTTAGTATCTACATCTTTTTCTATATTTTCGTTATTCTTTTCTAAATTGTGTTCTAGCTTAGATTGTCTTTTGGCTCGTGGTGCTGCTAAATCTTCCCGACGGTGTTGTAGCGGGCGAACGATTTGTTGTAAAGTAGTCCAAATTTGCCGACTGGTACGGCGGACTCTTGCCATTCTATTAGCGTTGATGTAATTTTCCCGACACCATTTCCGAACACTAGGTGGTTGCTTAATATCTTCTTCTGGAGATTCGCCCTCAGGTGATAATTCTAGAAGTTCTTGTTCTGCTTCAATAGGAGCACCATTTTCTAGAGTAGGTTCTGGTGCAGTTTCATCTAGCGGTATTTTCTCTGCAACTTTCATATAAATATTATATGTTTTTAATAGAGTCATATAATCTCCTAGAGGATGTGCAAATGATTTCATAATAGACATCCATCGGCGTTCTTCTTTCTTGTTCTGTTCGGGTTTCTTTTTCTTATCAGGTCTAAATTCTTGAAACATCGCATCCATCCGACCGTCTGTTTCCGTGGCCAATGCAATAATATCACATACTGAACGTGATACACCATAAAAATGAGATGCAATAACTGCGCGAGCGTGATTTGGTTCTATTGCACGGAATTTTGTCATTGCAATACCCATAGGTGTAATAGTTCCATCATCATGAATACTAGTAATAGCACCTAGTGCTACTAGAGTTCGTAATGAATTTAAAATGAATTTCTCGTGTGGTGGAGAAATGAATTCATCTAGTAAATCTCGCAAAGTCTTTACGGTGTTCGCAGAAGGTAATTTCATTAGGTTAAGAATATCACCAGTGATATCGGATTTTTCAATACTAGGTGTAGGGTATGGTTGGAAAGATTGTTGGTCTTTCTTGGTGTAGAGATGAAAGCAATAACCAGGTTGGGTACGACCAGCTCGCCCTCTCCTTTGCACTGCACCCGAATTTGCTACATGTTCCTCTAGAAGGGAACGAACTCGAGAATTAGGGTCATAAGATTCTTCATATTCGTAACCCGAATCAATAACAAATACAATACCATCTATAGTTAAACTACTTTCCGCTACATTAGTCGATATTACAATTTTACGTGTATATAAATATCCCTTTTCATCTGTCATGGTTTTATAATAATTTGCATCAGTAGCAATTAACTGGTCTTGTTTATTACTAGCACCTTCTAGTTTAATACACAATGGATTTATTTGATATTCTTTTGGTATCTCTTTTGATGCAGATTTAGTTTTTCTATTAGTTTTATTTCCAGAACTATCACTAGATAAACGTGTTTTCTTTTTAGATGATTTTGTCTCAGCAAGTTTCTTTCTAAAATCTGTCATTGATTTATCTAATTGAGAACATAACTGGTTAGCATCGCCGCCAGATTTAACGAAGATAAGAATATCGCCAGTTGATGTCTTTTTCAATATATTCATTGTAATATCAATTGCAGTTTTTTTCCAATCAACAGGTTGTTTGTCTAGCCATAGTTCTTGTATTGGAAATGTTGTTTGAACACCAACTTCTACTTCGCTAAATTTATATTTTGATTTAGGAAAATAATCTCTAAATGTTTCTAGTGATACAGTTGCAGACATTATAATAATTTTTAGATCTGGACGTTTAATGCATAAACGTTTTAATAATAGTAATAATTCATCCCCTGCGATGCTTCTTTCATGGCTTTCATCGATAATAATACATCCAAAATCCTCTATATCTGGATTATTACCAGTTAGCTGTGAAATTAGTGAACCAGTGGTTGTAAAAATTAATTTGGATTCTATGCCATTCTTATTAGTCATATTAGTTCCTTGATAGTAGTATCCACATTCTTCTCCAAGTTTTACATCCATGCAATCAGATACAAAACTAGCAGCATTTAATGTTGGTAGTCGTTTAGGTATGCAACATACCACTTTTTTCTTATAATCTAAACAATGTAATGCCAATCTAGGAATAAGTATACTTTTACCAGTGCCAGTCATTGCAACAGCTAGAATAACTTGTGATGTTTTAATTGCATCATATAATAAATGCCTATTTGTATATACTAATTTATCAGACCATATTTTAGCCAATTCTGCATATTTTGTACTATATGGTTTATTATTAAGAGGATTTAAATTTAGTCCTTGTGGGTCTTCAACACCAATATTATTTTGAATAGAATTATTGTTTGATAAACTATCAATATTAGAGTTTAAAGATTTTTTTGATTTTTTTTTTACTATACTGGACATTTTATATTATATAAATATATAAATAAATTGAATAAATATAAATATATATAAATATAATATTTGCCGCAAGTTGATAAATTATTCGCCAACAGGCAACAAGTCATCAACGCGCGGCAATCTAATTAATTATAGCATCATCTAAATTTCTAGAGTAAAAGATAAAATAAAAATTGATTTTATAATAACAAATCAAAATCACAAATCAAAATCACAAATCAATATAGAAATGGTAATAGTGAAAATAATTAATGATGATATTACTGAAACTGATTGCAAATATATTGCGCATCAATGTAATTGCAATACTGTTAAATCACACGGATTATCTAAAACCATTGCCGCAAAATGGCCGTGGGCGAATGTATATTCTAAAAGAGTGCAAATTGGTTCTAGAAATGCAACTATAAAACCTAACACACCAGGAACTATAGAATTATTAACTAATGGAGATAAAACGATAATATGTTTATTTGCACAATGGGTGCCAGGCAAAAGTGGTGATTATGCTGGATATTATCCTAAAACTTATAATGATACAACAGAAAATAGGTTATCTTGGTTTAAGGAATGTATGACACAAATAGATAAATTAAATTTAGATGAAATAACAATGCCTTTTAAAATTGGTTGTGGCCTAGCAGGTGGCGATTGGAAAATATATGAGCTTATATTACACGAAGCTAAAACAAAAATAATATTATATTCAAAATAATTTTGAGTTTAATATTAAACTTAATTGATTTCAGATATTTTTTTTAGATATTTTTTAATTCAATGATATGAATGCTTATTCTAGATACAATTTAATAAATATAATAAATATAATAAATATAATAAATATAATAAATATAATAAATATATAATAGACACATATTTTGAATGCACCCATTAATAAAACATAAAAAATATAATACTAAACAAACGAAAAAAAAACAGAAATATGGTAATACCCTATTACATAAAAAGCCAGTATTAGGTAATACCCTATTACATAAAAAGCCAGTATTAGGTAATACCCTATTAACTAATACGCCAGTGTTAGGTAATACGCCAGTGTTAGGTAATACTTTTATTTTAGTTAAATGTTATTTTCCTAATGAAGATGATTTAATATTAAGTTATCTAGAAACAATATTAGAAAAATATAATCTTTCTAGCAACCATTTTATTAAAAACATTATTAAAAAAGATTATGAAATATTAAAACATAATCGAATTACTAATTCTAGTGATATAACTAAACAATATATTACTAACATAAATAAATATAAGAATAAAATAAAATCTTCAATAATATTTTTTAATCTTAATTATATAAATTTAAATACTAGATATTATGGTATTCCGGCACTTCTAGCAAATGTGCTTTCCAGAGATAAAATACATATAATTGACAACAAATCTAATTTATATGATAATTTTATTAAATATAATAAACACTTGGCTAATAAATATTTACCATATACTTTTAATATAAATGAACGTAAAAAATATAAATTTTCTAGTAATCATAATCATAATAATGATGATAATGATGATGATAATGATAATAAACAATTCTATATACTAAAACCAGTAGATAGTATGGGAGGTGTTGATATTATTTATGTTTCTTCAATGAAAGATGTAGATGCGGCAATAGCATATTACAACACACATAAAAACTATAGACATAGAACATATGGAAATAATGTCATAGCACAAGAATACATAACCAAACCATTACTATATCGTAAAAAAGATGAAAATAGTAATATTATGCAATATAAATGCCATTTTCGAGTTCCATTTATAGTGTCATATATTAATAAAAAAGTAGATAGTTTTATTCTAGAAGAAGGTATAAGAATACTAACTGCAAAAGAACCTTATAATTTAAATTTACCTTTTCATAAAGAAGTTCACGATACACATATAAAGAGTTCAGGCGGTGATTATTTTTTAAAGGAAGATTATAAAAATCTTAATATAACAATTACACAATGTAATTCTATTATTGATGAATTTAGAAAGATTTCTAAAATATTGGAAAAAATTTTAAAAAACAATACACATACAAAATGGCTTTATCCAGAACATAAAAATGGGTTTCATATATTTGGTATTGATTTTATGATTGAAGACAACCGACAATTAAAAAGTGGATTAAATATTAAATTAATAGAAGTAAATAATGGGCCTAGTTTTGTTTTTAATAATAAATATAATTCAAATAAACAATCTAAAATATTATTTCAAGCATTAAATAAGCACATTTTTGCTAGAGTATTCTAGTTTTATTTTGCTTTTTAAATTAAATAATTTTATATAAAATTAATTGTAATCTAGCGGGTGGCTATTAAATATATGCGCAGATATTACACAAAGCTAAAATAAAAATTAATTAATTATATTTTTTGCTAATGATTGCTAATGATTGCTAGATTGGTTAAAAAAATAATATTGTAAAATAATTAGTATGCGGGATGAGTAATTGTCATCATGAGCAAATCACACCTAGATGACAAACCTTTCTTGAAGACAACACGAAACCTTGCAGAAATACCATCCACGCCCTTGACAAACTGAATGCTAGCACAAATCTTTATCGATTCATAAAGCACGATACCTTCATTAAATCTGACCAAATCCGGTGTGTAAATTTCAACATTACAATAATTATCTTCAGTATCTGAATCTGTATATATACAATTGGATATATTAAATAGCAAACGAGAAATTTCAAAACGTACTCGATCCATATTAGTAGTTTCCAAACTAGCTGGATTCAAAAAACCGAGATTTGCTACAACCTGTCTGTAGACGTCAAAATTATCAATACGGTTTGACACCGCTTTCATAAAATCAGATGGGATGGTTGTCACCATTGCGCTCTCTTCACAATTCAATTCTTGAGGAGTGTAATAAGAAGGAACAAAAGGCAATACCACAACAGAAGCCATTGTAAAAGTTTTTGCAAATGTAATGCGAAACAAAGATAATTAAACAATGAAAAAATATTGAAATCAATTTTTGTTAATAATTGCTAGATTGGTTAAAAAAAAATATTGTAAAATAATTAGTATGAGGGATGAGTAATTGTCATCATGAGCAAATAGCACCAAGATGCCAAACCGTTCTTGAAAACAACCTGACACCTTGCGGAAATCTCATTAGCATCCATTGCAAAACTAATGTATGACTCAATGCGAACCGTGTCAAAATGCACAATATCCGCAAATCCTGAATAATCAGGTGTAAAACTGCTGAAACTAGTATCACCAGTAGTAGGAGCTTGAGTAATCTTATGAGATAACTTAGCTAACATAGAAGAAATATCTTGTGTCAAAAGTGCAGTTGCAGTTTGCTGAAGACTATCCGGATTCAACACGTTTAGATTTGCAATAATCTGGTCGACAATATCAGGCTCAGCAATACGGCTTGCAACCAAGTCCGCGAAACCATCCGGGATTACAACTTTGTTGTAATTACAACTTAACTCTTGAATACTATGATAGGTTGGAGAAAAAGGGGCAACAGAAATAGTAGCCATTGCGTAAATATAATGCAATTGTAATGTTATACACGAAGATAATTAAATTATCCAAAAATATGACATTCAATTTTTGTATACAAATTCTGGATTTGCCATATTTTTGAAATTTAGAAATTCAAATATCAATTATTCCAATTGTTGGAAAAATTCCTAATTTCTTAATCCCTTAATCAATTATATTTTTTAATTAATTTTATTTAATTTTCCGTGATTTCTCTTGTTTTCTATATTGTTTATCATAATAAAAAAGGGTAAAGAGGAAGGAATTCTAAAAAATCTCATAGTTCAACTAAGTATTCATGATATTTACTAGAGTGATAATCACACGAGACATCATATGACATTGTTAGATATTCCCTGATACCAAGTCTCTGGGATTCATTGCAATATTCCCATTCGTATTCTTTTCCACACCATTGTTTAGAAAGCAAAAGATGATATTCTGATTAGCTAAATGCAAATCAATTTTATTGGTAAATGAGATAAAAAGCACAAAATAAATAATCCTATAAATTCTAGAATAATGGTTCATATAATTCTTCCTCAGTTCTATTCTTAACATAATTTATATGGCATTCTGGTGCCAGTTTTGGCATCATTGTAAGCTTTGCAAATCTTATAGTATCTAAACCAGATACCAATCTAGATGGATCTATAAAACGAATATCTTTCAAATTATTTAACATATCTTGCCTAGTTTTATTTATTAATGCTATATTTGCCTTACTTTTAATATTTTTATCATTATATTCTGCTTCTATAATATTAATCTCAGTTTGTGCACGGTCTAATAATATTTTCCTATATTTATATAAATTACCAATAGTCATTCCGTGTTCTGAAAAAAACTTCATTTCTAATTCTTTCATTTCTTCAAAAAATTTATATCTAGGTGTGTTTTCTAATTCATTCCTCCTTAGATTATTTCTATCATCCTCTATTAATGCTTCAGGTGTACTTTCTTTTTCCTTAGACCAAACAAATGATGTTAGAAAGTCTTCATCTAGAGATTCACAGTCTCTATTTCTAAAATAACATCTTAATTCATTTAAAATTTTTTTTACTATTTCTAAAGTGTTATTTTTAAAACTTTCATTTGTTTTTATAAATGTATTATATTTCTTAAAAATATCTTTATAAATAATATCAGTAAAATGGGTTTCTAGAAAATTTACAATATATTTTAAATAAAAATCATTCGAAACTTTTTGATAACAATCTTCAATATTTTCAACTATACATAATTCATCATAATTATTTAATTTATGCTTACAAGAATGCAATAATCTTAGTAGAAATTCTTTTGCATTTTTTATAATTCTTTTACTAATATCTGAATATTTAACATTTTCAACAGATATAGTGTAATCATCAGGTTCTAAATTTACATTATATTTATCTAATCCAGTTTTTTCTTTTTTAACAATACGACGTCTGCTCTTTTCAAATTCTGCTTCTGTTTCTATATCATTTTCAAATTCAGATTCAATCTGTTGTGGCAAATTATGTATTGATTCTTCTACTATAATTTCATCAGAATCTTCATCTAATACTTCATTATCACTATCATTAATCGGAAATTCTTGAACGGTATATCTATCATTTTCAAAATTTTTAGTAGTACTAAGTGATAATTCTATAACTTTGATATTGTCTTTATTTGAATTTGGCCTATATATATTGCAATTTTGTGGTTGTGAATATATGACCTTTACACCGTCCATAATTGCTTTTTTGCTAGTTAAAATTCTTAATTTTTCATCATCATCAATATAACTCATATCTTCAAAACCAAATGGATAAATAAAACTTGGCATAATAATGTTAGTTGTATTGTTGCAATTATTATTAATAGTAGTGTTGCCAACATTAACATTACTATTTGATGTATTTTCTAGTGTAATAGGTAAATCGTGAATATGATTTATATGGCTTTGATTGTCTTGTTGGGAATTATTAATTTTACAAGTTTGTTTATGTCTTGTTAAATTTGATTTAGTTGAATATTTTTTATTGCAAGTATCACATTTAAATTCTTGACATTCTGTTTGCGGTTTGCACTTGCGTTTGCTGGAATTATGTCTATTTAATTTCCATTTCTTGTCAAATGTAAAATTGCATATATTACAAATATATTCTACCATTAATTATACTTTTAAAATTAATTGAATAAAATAAATAAACTTATTAATCTATTTTATATTTATAAAATTAATTTTATTAAATTAACGCGTGAATAAAAATGATTTATTAGCAATTATGTAGTATATATTAATTTTAAAATTTAATAATAAAACATTGAAAAAATTAATATAAAATTTACAAATAAAATATAATTGAGTTAATAACATATGATTAACTTAATCATGTGTTGCCACGTGTGATTAGATGATTCACGTGTTGTAATCATATGTTGTTTATCATTGAAAATGTATAAATATCAACTCAAAATAATAATTTTATTAAGTAAGTTGTGCATAGGTTGTTTTACATATATTTATTAAATAAATGCGGAGACAAATGTGTAAATAAAAGGTTTAATCATTTGTTGCAGAAAAAAAGGGAGGGGGAAAATAGGTCATCCAAAATTTTTTGAACCAAATTGGAAAATTTAAATTTTTTAAAAATAAAAAAATAATGTTTATATGATAAATTATGAAAATTATATGTAAAATAACAAAAACCTTCATTTTCTATCACACCAAAAACGGAAACGTCAATTTCTCTAGCTGTGGAAAGCATTCTGGTGTCTTATGTCCTGAATGTGTGCAATTAGTTTCTAGCATATGTAGTTTTCCAGCTAAGTATAAAGTTCGTAATCCTAGAAGGTCTTTCACATATTGTGAAGAATTAAAGAAGTTTTGAACTTGTAAAGCGTCATTAGTAATACGTTCTTGGCAAGGGCGCATATTATGCACCCGACTATTACGCTCTGACATAGTCAGGGCTTGGCAACCTGGAGTTTCCCGTGTGTTGCAAATAATATCATAAAATTCGAATCTCCCCGATTGTGGCGGACTAATAACATCATCATTACCAGACCAAATCATAACGAAATTATCTAGAGATAGAATTCGTTCTCGGTTCTTATGAAAATTAAATCCCCGGTTGCCATATGCTTCCAAATCCGGAGATTCATTATTCAAATAAGGTAAAAACGTCGAATTTGCTAGATATGTCGCATATTGATATGGATCTTTCCAATAACCTGCAAATGAATATCGTGGTTGATAGAACTGAGTATATACTTTTTGCCAATTGAAATATATCTTATTAAATCCATATACACCAGCATGCGGACTAACCCACGTGATTAGATTACGTACTGGAAAACGATTACATCTTTGCACATAGCCGCGTGCTAGTAAACCACCTTGACTCATTCCTATAAAATGAAATCCTTCTTCTAGAGCAGGAATGGCGTATATTGCCATACAAAGTTCCTTTAATTGCCAATCCATAGTTTTGAATAAAGAATTTCCCCGACCATTACCAATCTCAATATTATACACCTGATTAGGAAGTCTGGATTTGAGCCATTCTGCCACTGGAGCTAATTCGCTGGAATCACTATATATACCGTGAAGAATAACAATAGGAGTTGGTTTTGGTGATGGATAGTAATAATACTTGTCAAAATCATATATACCTTGTGAATCAGATTTACCTAACTTAACTGAAGCAACTGCATTAGCTGCATTAGCTGCATTAGCTACATTAGTATTATATGATAATAAACTTAATGCAATACAAAATAAATTAATACCTAACATTTTTATAATTTTTGATTTATGATTAATGATTTATTTCACGTAATGTAATATTTTCAATTAAATGAAATATTAAATTAATTCTTTATGTAAAAAAAATACAATAACTATTGGCTAAAATATTTGGAAAAAAATAAAATACAAGACAAATTTATAAAATACTACGATATAGTATGGTATCATTTCCATTTAATGGGCATATCCGCAAATAAATGACCGATGTTTATTTACTCACATACCCAAATGATCCTATTAAAAGGACAATCCACTATTTGACAATTATAACTTATGG